ATATTATGGCAGTCAAGATACCATCTTATAACGGACATCTGACAAAAAACTTTGGGTATCAAGAAATGATAAAAAGTTCTACAGCCGACCGCTTAGGTATATCAAATGATGCATCAAGAGAGCACGTTATCAATTTAACCAATCTCTGTAATTTTATTTTACAACCAGTAAGAGAAGAATTTGGAGTTATTCGCATCAATAGTGGATATCGTTCTCCAGCATTGAACAAGGCAGTGGGTGGTTCAAAGACAAGTCAGCATTGTAATGGGCAGGCTGCAGACTTTGAATCAACAAGAATTTCTAATCCAGACCTTGCAAAATGGATAGAGAAAAATTTAATATTTGACCAACTCATTCTAGAATTTTATGATGGAGTTGACCCAAATAGCGGATGGGTACATTGTTCTTATGTTCTTGATGGGAGCAACCGCAGTAAAACAATGACGGCTCTAAGAGTCAATGGGAAGACCCAATATAAGACAGGCCTTCTCTCATAGGAGGAAAATATGAAATATGTGTGGTTACTTTATTTACAAGTTTTATTTGTAATGGGTGCCAATCAAGGGCGTTCGTGGGTTGACAAACACATCTTATTGTGTTATAATAATTTAGATAAGTTAGAAGCAGATTACGTTAAATACTATAACCTAGATAAATTATAATGTTCTACACCAATGTCCAGCCTCATGGCAATTTCATTGCTATACGAGGTATCAATAGTCGTGGAGAGACTTTTAAATCAAAGACTCCTTACGAGCCCACCCTTTATGTTCAGTCCCAAAAACCTCAAAGTCCACAATGGAAAACTCTAGACGGCAAGAAAGTTGCTTCCGTTAAGTGGGGTTCTATGAAAGACTCTCGCCAAGCCATGAGAGAATATGGTGGAGATGTTTTCGGAATAGACCAGTTTCAATACTCCTATATCTCTGACCAATACCAAGGCCTTATAGATTATGACTTGGCCAAAATCAAAATAGCATTCATAGATATTGAGACAAGTTCTGAATTTGGATTTCCCAATATACGACAAGCTAACGAAGAAGTTCTAGCCATTTCAATAAAGATGAATGGTAGATTCAGAACTTATGCGTGTGGTGAGTATGTTCCTTCTAATGGAGTTGAATATATTCATTGTATGGATGAAGAGAACTTACTTGAACGGTTTATTTCAGATTGGGCAGCAGACTATCCAGATATTGTTACAGGATGGAATTCTCGCTTCTTTGATATTCCATATCTTATGAATAGAATCCGAAGACTTCTTGGAGACAAGGCAGCAAATCGTCTTTCGCCTTGGGGCTGGTTTAAAGAAACTGAAGTTAATTTATTAGGTGGTAGAAAACAACAAGTATTTGATTTGGTTGGACTTGCAAGTATTGATTACTTGGATGCATACAAAAAGTTTATGTATGTCAATCAAGAATCTTACGCTTTGAACCACATTGCCTACGCAGAATTGGGAGAGAAGAAGCTAGATTATTCTGAGGCATCTTCTCTACATGAACTCTACAAAACAAATTTTCAAAAGTTTGTAGATTATAATGTTCATGATGTTGTCTTAGTTGAAAGACTTGAGGAAAAATTAAAACTTATGGAGCTCATCATTTCACTAGCTTACATGGCTAAGTGTAATTATAATGATGTGTTTAGTCCAGTAAAAATGTGGGATTGTATTATCTACAATCATCTCCGCACACAGAATATTGTAATTCCACCGAAATCTCATGAAGTTAAGAATGATGCCTATGAGGGTGCGTATGTGAAAGACCCACAAGTAGGTCGGCATAAGTGGGTTTGCAGTTTTGATTTAAATTCACTATATCCGCATTTGATTATGCAGTATAATATTTCCCCTGAGACACTTAAAGGTACACATCCAAATGCTAGAAAAGATTCTAGTGGCCATCATGTTATGGTAGAATCTATGTTGGATAGAGAAATGGATACTAAATTTCTCAAAGAAATTGACCTTACCATGACTCCAAATGGTTCTTTGTATACTCGTAAAAAACAGGGCTTCCTTCCAGCACTCATGGAGAAGATGTATACTGATCGCGTCAAGTACAAAGATTTGATGATCGCGGAACAGAAGAAAGGTAAAGCTGCAGATACTAACAAACTGGCTCAGTATCACAATATGCAGATTAATTTAAAGATTGCTCTCAATTCAGCTTACGGAGCTCTTGGTAATCAATGGTTTCGTTTTTATGATGTGAGGAATGCTGAGGCCGTGTCTGTTGCGGGTCAACTTTCCATTCGGTGGGCTGAGAGAGCAGTCAATCAATACTTAAATAAAATATTAGGAACAGATGGAACAGATTACGTTATTGCTTCCGATACTGACTCTTTGTACGTTGCTTTTGATACATTCATCAATAAAGTAGGTCTTACAGATACGGACAAAATCATAGAGTTTATGGACAAGGTTTGTGATGGTAAATTACAAGGTGTGATTGATAATTGTTATGATGAGATGGCAGATTATGTTAATGCATTTCAACAAAAGATGGTAATGAAGCGAGAGGTTTTGGCCGATGTTGGTATTTGGACTGCGAAGAAAAGATACATTCTGAATGTTCATAACTCTGAGGGTGTTCAGTATGATGAGCCCAAATTAAAAATTATGGGTATTGAGGCTGTCAAATCCTCAACTCCTGAGACTTGTCGTAATGCACTCAAGGATGCGTTCAAACTTATTATGAATGGGACTGAAGAACAAGTTATAGAGTTTATTGAAATATTCAAAACTAAATTTAAAACACTCCCACCAGAAGAAGTTTCATTTCCAAGATCTGTTAAGGGTCTTGCAAAATATAGAGATGCAGCTTCTGTCTACAGAAAGTCAACTCCACTTCATGTTAAGGGGTCTTTGATTTATAATATGATGCTGGAGAAGAATAAACTAACAAAGAAGTATCCAATCATTCAAGAGGGAGAAAAGATTAAATATACATATTTGAAAGAACCTAATCCTACTGGTGATTCAGCTATTGCTATGTTGAACGAACTTCCCAAAGAATTTAAGCTAGAAACTTATATAGATTATGATCTTCAATTTGAAAAGGCGTTTCTTGATCCTATGAAAGTTCTGCTTCAAACTATAGGATGGGAACACGAAAAGAAGTCTAATATTATGGATTTCTTTTCTTGACAAATTCAAAATATATGGTATAATAGGACTATTATGGAAGATCAAGATTATGGAAGTTGGATTACTGAAGATTTGATTCAATTAGAAAAAGATATGAGAAGCCGAAGAGATCGTTGTGAAGAATACTCTGATAGAGCAGATTATAATATTATGTTACAAATTATACTAAAAGAAATTAATTTAAGGAAAAATAATGAGTGATTATCTTGATGAACTACTGTCTGTAGCTGGAAACGAATACGCTTCCAGAGTTGCAGATGGAATGCTAGGAAATGTAAATGAATATATTAATACTGGATCTTATATACTTAATGCACTCTTATCTGGAAGCATTAATAAAGGGTTACCATCAAATAAGATTACTGCTTTTGCAGGTGAATCGGCAACAGGAAAGACTTTTTTTATCTTGGGGTTATGTCAACAGTTTCTTGCAGATAATCCTAGCGGTGGTGTTTTGTACTTTGAGTCTGAATCTGCTCTCACTCATGAAATGATTGAAGAGCGAAGAATTGACACAAAACGATTTATACAATTACCAGTTGCTACGATACAAGACTTTGGACAACAGGCTTCAAGGATAGTGGACGCACATATTGCAAAAAATGGTGATGCACCACTTCTACTTTGTCTTGATAGTCTTGGTATGTTATCTACAGCTAAAGAAGTTGGAGATATTACTGAAGGTGCGAACAAAGTAGATATGACTAAAGCACGAATTGTAAAGGGTGTATTCAGAGTATTGACACTAAAACTTGCAAAGGCTGGAATACCTTTACTGGTTACTAATCATACATACAAACAAGTCGGAGCTATGTTTCCACAAGATATTATGGGTGGTGGTTCTGGTCTACAGTATGCAGCATCTAACATTGTTTTCCTATCCAAGAAAAAGGAAAAAGATGGAACAGATGTAATTGGTAACATCATTCATTGTAAAAACTTTAAGTCCAGATTAACCAAAGAAAATAAAAGAGTAGATGTTCTTCTAACTTATGATGAGGGGCTCAGTAAGTATTATGGACTACTTGAATTAGCTGAAAAGTATGGTATAATAACTAAAGTATCTACAAGGTATGAAATGCCAGATGGTTCAAAGGTTTTTGGAAAGCAGATCTATGCTAATCCAAAAAAATATTTCACAGAAGATATTTTAACCAAACTTGATGAAGCTTCAAATACTGAATTTACATATGGAAGGGGGGCGAATGCCGAATCTAGCACCGAGAATACAGCCGAAAAAGTTGAAGGATAACTGGTTTCGGATTTGTTCTAATCCCGAAGAAGACGATGATGAAAATCTTTGTATTCAAATTATCGAAGGGCCATTTCATCATGTAGTAGTTAAATACAAAAATTTCAAACTTAAATCAAAACTCAACGAAGATGGTTCTATCAATTGTGATTATGAATATGATATAATTACTGCTCCATCTACTATTGGAGAACACGGACTTACAGATGAAGAAGGAGACATTTTTGAAAAAAAACTTGGCGAATCACTATTAGAAATATTATGGGAAACAGCAAATAATGAGAACAGAAATAGCAATACTAAAGAATTTATTACAGAATGAGGAATATACCAGAAAAGTATTACCTTTTCTGAAAGTTGATTATTTTACAGAACACGCCGATAAGACACTTTATGAAAAAGTAAATAATTTTGTAAACAAATATAATACACTTCCATCACAAGAAGCTTTACAGATTGAGCTTTCTGAGACTAAAATGAATGAAGAAGAATTTAAAGATTCTTTAAATTTATTAAAAGAAATTGATACTAATGCTGAAGATTATACAGATATTAATTGGTTATTGGACACAACTGAAAAATTTTGTCAGGACAAAGCCATTTACAATGCAGTCGTTGACTCAATCTCAATACTTGACAATCCAAAATCAACAGAAGACAAAGGTGCCATTCCAGATATACTTAGTGATGCCCTTTCGGTTAGTTTTGATCCTCACGTTGGTCATGACTATATTGACGATAGCGATGATCGTTACGATTACTACCATCGTATTGAGGAAAGGATTCCATTCGATCTCGACTACTTTAACAGAATTACAAAGGGTGGTCTTCCGCAGAAAACATTAAATATTTGTTTAGCTGGTACAGGAGTTGGTAAGTCTTTATTCATGTGTCATGTCGCATCTTCTTGTCTTGCTGAAAATAAAAATGTTCTGTACATTACATTGGAAATGGCTGAAGAAAAGATTGCTGAAAGAATTGATGCAAATCTTCTGGATATTGCTATAGATGACCTTCACAATCTACCAAAAGACCTGTACGATAGTAAAATAGCTAACCTTGAGAAGACAACCAAAGGAAAATTGATAATCAAGGAATATCCGACAGCAGCAGCTGGTGTGAATCATTTTCGTGCACTATTAAATGAATTAAATTTAAAAAGGTCTTTCGTTCCAGACATAATATTTGTTGATTATTTGAATATCTGTACATCTTCTAGAATACGTTCTGGAGCTAATGTCAATTCTTATACTCTCATTAAGTCTATCGCAGAAGAATTACGAGGATTGGCAGTAGAGAATAAAATTCCTATTATGTCTGCAACTCAAACAACAAGGTCAGGATATTCTAATACAGATGTTGGTCTTGAAGATACTTCTGAGAGCTTTGGACTTCCTGCGACAGCAGACCTTATGTTTGCAATTATATCCACAGAACAAATGGAAGAAGTTGGACAAATAATGGTAAAACAATTGAAAAATAGATATAATGATCCAACTGTTAATAGAAAATTTGTGATTGGTATAGATAGAGCTAAAATGAGACTATTTGATGTAGACCAGGCAGCCCAAGACGAATTGGTTGATACTGGTCAAGAAGATGATACACCATCATTTGACATAGCAACTGGCGGTAAATTTAAAAAACGTGATTTTGAAGGATTTGAATATGAGTAATAGAGCACAAAGACGAGCTGAAGAAAAAGCCAAAAGGAAACAAGGAATTATCCAAGACGAAATAGAGGTTGAATTTATACAGCCTTGGTCTGATATCTTGATGAGAACCAAACTACCAGATGATGTTTTTAATGGTATGCTTGAAATTACAGACAAAGTACTTCAAGATCCAGAAAGAAAAAATTGGGGGGATTATTTAGCAGGACAGATAGAAGATGAACCTCTTGTTCCTCATCAAATGATGATGGATTATAAGATTGGTAAAGATGGTAATATATTTAATTGGTTGATGAATTGTGTAGCGGAATATGTTAAAGCTTCTGCAAAACAACAAGCCACATCAGAGAATTGGGATTCAGTTAAAGATGCTGAATGGTTGACTCAAATGAAAAGTGCATGGGTTATAAGTCAATGGGAAGGTGAATACAATCCTATTCATATACATACAGAATGTCAACTTTCATCAGTAATGTATTTAAAAGTTCCTGAATTTTTACCTTCTACAAAACCAGAGCGCGATGATGATGGATGCATTATGTTCATTGGTGGTGGTGGTGCCTCTTCAAACTTAACTCGTAATTTGATTAAATGGAAGCCAAAAGCTGGTGATTTTTTTATATTTCCTTCTCATCTTCAACATTGTGTATAACCCTTCAAAACAGAAGGT